GTCATCTCCAAGCAATGCTTTAGCGGTGTGTTCCTCAAATTTTTCTAGAGTACACAATTCCTCTGGCACGGTTCGTATCCAGGCATATGCGAGAATCCAATACAGAATTAATGTGTTATCTGTAACGGTATTTACTGATCCTGACGGGTTTCCTCCTTTCTTCATTAGAAGTATTCCCTCAGGCGTCAAAATCAGGGTATGCACTAAGTTTCTATAATAAGTGCGAAGCCGGTTAAAATTTTCGGGTGTTTTATCTTCATTTCTTAAACAATTCCATCGAAAAAGTGCACAGCCCCACATAAGAAATTCTCTTAGTGAAGAATCATATTGAGATTCGTCCAACGCGTATCCTTTCTTAAACACGTTTAACTTATGGTACAAAATATCCCAATTTCCTTTTAATGGTGACATACCAATCACAGAAGCAGACTTCAAGTGCGATGCATACATCTTTTCATTCATATCAACGAAAAGACGATTACCTTGTATAGTAGCATCAACAGCACCGGCAGCAAAAGTTCGGAGAGAATTCTCAACAATCTTTTCAATAGGCCTAAGCTCTTCTTTAAGCGAGGAGGAAAAGATACAAGTCCAATACTTGTCCCAGGCTAGGCGATTCCAATCGTCTTCTAGCCATTGCTTGATCTGGGGATCACCCTCAAACAAATCTCTTTTCGTCTTATATTCCTCATTAAAAGGACTACCGCAAGTTGAACCCATGTCCAACCGACTGATAGCTTCATCAAGTGACACTATTTTTGCATCACGCATATACGTTCCAAAATGCTTCGACATCCAACCATGAGCTTTATTCAAGCATCTAATTTGGTCAGGCGGCATATTCACCGTATTCTTTGCGTATTTAGCTAGTGATTTATAAGCTGCCGTTAAATTTGGTCTCGGCAGATCCCATTCCTTTGGGAACTCAATGTTTTCTTTATCATAAAACATTTTCACTTGTGGATCAAAACCCCGTCGATTCTTACAAACGGGAAAACGTTTACAACCCCCCACGAAATTGAAATAGTTATCATTCAACCATTTCATGTGCATTTCTGAACAATGCGCATTCGACCAGAACTTCTGGGCTCCTCCGGGCAAGACGTACCTTTCCGGGTATCGACGCCAAAATTCGGCGTTTCTCTCTGCCAATTCTAGAGGGAGCGGGGGCGCAACTGAAAATCCAACCCTAAATGAACATCGGGTTGTGTATCCTTCGCAATAGCGATCATTTCTTCCGTAACAGGTTCAAAACGACCAAAGCTTTCGCTACTGAGCAAATGTTTCTCGATTCCGTGGGTCCAAAAACCAACTACGTAACCATTAACATCCAAAACAGGCGAGGTGCAATCACCATCGCGTGTAGGGGCATTACACCATCCTAATGGACTCGCAAAACCAGTTATACTATCTGGTGTGCTAGTTTCTCCATGCCCAAATCCAAGCACTGTAACAACAGCAGCATCTTCAAGTTTCTTCAACTTTGAATTGGAAAAGGCAGATTTAACTCCATTAAAGGGAAAGTAAGCCAAATGCTCACCAAAGATTTTCATGTCGGTTGCTTTCAATGCAACAGTCCGAACATGGTTCACAGCTAAGTATGAAACAGACAAATCTTCAGATAAGGAATGCAAAACTACCCACATCTTTGCTCCGATGTGTGTTCCTGTACACAGGTAAGTAGTTCGATCTTCTTCCACTCGATAAAACTTATAAATAGAATCTGAGAGATCTTTAACGTTGTATGACTGCGGTTTCAATTTCTTACCGGGTCCGTAGACCTTTTGCATAGCTTCAACGTATTTCAAGATTTCATGCGGAGGCGCCGTAATTGGCCGCTTCGAACGCTGAATCTTATTTCTCAAATTGAATTCACCAGCTTTAGCAGGTGGGCAAGCCACTTTTGATTGTCCTTGATAACGTCTAGGTATATACCTTGTCGGATCATGTGCATCCTCATACGTTCCACCAAAAACATCAGCGGGCTCTTCCTCAAAGTCGGCGTCGGCATCATTTTCTGAGCCTCCAGGCGAAATGTTATTATAAACTTTCTTCTTCTGTCCCATTTTCTGTCTGGGTGCGCCTCCTCTGTAGGAATTCTTAGTCTTTCCTTTTCCCTGCACATTGGCTGTAAACACAATGGGTTCAATAGGTACTTCAACATCGTCACAACATGAGTTTCTCGGTCCACTAATTGGCTCCGGTTTCACTGCGAATGATCCTAAGGCAACGTTCAACAACAAAGCGAACATCAAACCTTTAATAAGGATTTTTCGACGTTTCCAGATAGTTCTAGAGATGAAAGCCCAACTCCACCAATGGTCATTCGACACACCGGCCATTTGTTGGCATTTTACTACATCATCTAAACTAAATTTAAAGGGCTGCGGAACAGCAGGTTCTTCAACATCTACAAAATCTCCAACATGGTTGCTTGCAGCAACTTTTGGTTGGATTTTCTCTGTGATAGGTTGCATAACAACTCCAGTAACATCAGCTAAAGCATCAGCATTCATTTTCATGTTTTCTTCTGGGGTTGTGCTAAAGAACATCCTTATTTCTTCTGGGGAAGACTTAATTTCATCCCAACACCAATAGGCCCATGGTTTCACAGTTTCTTCATAAAACTTGAACACACAATAGCCCTTATAGCATTGAGGTTTTAAGTTGAGCGAACCAGGAATCAAATCATTTTCAAGATTATCTCTTCTAGTTTGCATGTCCTCGACAAAATGTTCTCCATGAGTGGCATTATGTATGAATTGAGATGTTCTTAAATCAACATCTAGATCATATTCATCAGGTTTTTGCTCCTCCTCAGTGGTAGTTTCGTCGGCATCAACAACTTCTTCTGTAATAACTTCATCTACTATAGTAGGGAAATCTGGAAATTCAAACGTATTCGTACTACGTCCTACTTTATCCTCAATTTCTTCCCAAATCGCTCTAACTCCAGCCATCTTTTCAAATGGGGTTTCAACGTTAGTTGGGTCTGGTCTCCGTTGACCAACAAAGCTTACAGGCTTCTTCGGGGTTTTTCCTTGCATTTTCAGCATATCAGAAATTTTCTTTTCATGTAATTTCTGTGCTTCAGCCTGAACCTTCTGATCAATAAATTCTTGATAAACAGGGTCAACAGGCGGGAAAACTCCTGAAGCATCGTCAAAAGGCGGAGCTGCAAAATGTTCGGCAAGAGTCTCTTTAAGAATTGTCTCTTCATCAAACACTGTTACTCCAGGCTTATTGACGGGTGGTGCAAAAGGATCACTAGAGGCCTTCGCTTTTCCAACGAATGCCGCTCTCTGAGTGTTCAACTCCCTTAATGCATCATTTACCTCATCCGCACTATCCATTCCTTTCATGTGCTGTTTAAACTCTTCTTCAGTTTGGGGGAGATCGTCAAAATCAACTTCTCCACTCCACAAACGAGCGAGCCAATCCATAATCCAAGTTGCATATGGCATTTTCCGCAAAACTTGGATAACAGGATCTAAATAAGATAAAACTTTCTTGGCGCCCATAATTGGTGCAAGGATTAAAATTGCCAGTGACAACAGGCCTGTTGTAAACATACCTGCTTTATTTGCATCCTGACGAAATCCTTGAGGACCCATAGAAAGGGGATTCAGTGAAACAGTATTAGACTTGAACAATCCACAAAAAGAGCTAAACGAGCCCAAACCATTAATTAAGGTATTGGCCAACATGTATAGCTTTATACTGCCTTCAAACTGAGCAAACTTAGTTCCAGAAAACGTTTTAAGGTCTCTATACTCGGCGCTCGAAAATCTAACGAACATCCAGAGTAACTGGAAAACTTGGTAAAAACCGATTGTGAACAAAAACACTAACCAGGTTATACAACAAGCAAATGTGACATTATATGTCCACATCGAGTTTGCAACGATGACATCAGCCTCTGGGGACAGGGCTTGTGTCACGGGGAAAAGAAGTAAATAGGTCATCATGCGCATAAGATCTACATTCACAACCATTATTCTGGTGTGTGGATCATAATTTATACAAGCATCAGTGATGTCTATAATATTCCTTTCAGTTATTCCTTCTGGTAACTTACCCTCTTCGGGCGTTGTGAGGCCAGTTTCCTCCTTCACAACTTTTTCACACTCAACGGTGTTAAACTGATTTTCCATTTTTAACAACAAATAAAATCTAATTTGTTAACGCTTCTAGGGATAAGATGTAATTAGGCAAAG